CCTTCTCCACTGGAAGCAACTACACTGCTGGATTTAGTTGCGAGGTATTTTGTCCTGGAGGTGGCACATATGCTGCTAGCATACATATGACAGATGCCTGTAAAGTCAACAACACCTCATATACTGCAGGTAAGACAATAAGTCTGCAAAATAGGGTATGTAAGGTATGGTGGGTAGGTGGGGTCTGGTCATTATTATATACTTGATAATCAATACAAATAATGGATAGTAATGTAATATGGACTAATCTTGAATTACAATCCTAATACTATGACAATAAGATATATAGCTGGATGTGGTATACAAGTATGTAATATCTCTACTATTTGGTATTAAATACAAGTTAATAAATAAATATAATAAAGGATTAAAATATGACGGATATAACAATCGCGACTATAACTGGAACTTCTGATGAGTTAACACTACTTTCAGCTCACGCAAAAATAGTAGGGTCTACTATAGAAGCTCTACTTATACAGTCTGGAAAAAATGGAGCAATACAGCAGGCATTGATGCAGGAGACTCAGAAGGAAGTATCGGAAAGTTCTATTGGTAATGACGTTAAAGAACTTTTATCGAAGGATTCTAATTTAGTATGGCAAGTAGCGTGGAATAGTTATAATACTGGAACGATTCCGACTTCGATTTTAACATCTATAACGGCTAGAGCAAATAAGATATAATATGGATGGAATATCTGAAGCATTAAATACTACGTTCGTATCTTCTGAAAAATCTAAAGTTGTTTCTATAGATACAGAGTTAAAAACTCTGGGAACAAAAAAGAAAAAATACGAAGATCATAGATTAACTATGGAAGATAAAGAGTATTTAACTATAGAGCTAAAGGAATTAATAGAATCTACTCAAGAGGTAAGACGTATTCTTGAGGAGAATCTTAAAAAGCCACCACACAAAGCTTCAGACGTAGAGGCTTATTCTATGGTAATTGGTCAAATAACTACTTTAGTTAGAGAGCTTAGAATACTTAATACTGATGTAGTTACAACTGAAATTGCTCAGAGAAAATTAGATTTTAAAACAGAAACTCCAAACATTGGAACTCAAAACAATAACGTATTTTTATTGGATTCTAAAACTCTTAGTAATATGATAAAAGATGCTTCTAACACATCACAGTTAAATGATGTTGTTGTAGATTTTGATAATTCTGTTTCTAATAAATAAAAGAAAGTGGAAATATAATATATGAGATTTAAGGAATATTTTTATTCTAATAGAGATAATAAAAGAGAGATTTTCGAATCTGTATTCGAAAAATATTTCCATAAAGGATATTTTGGTAAGATATCTAGATCTATTATTAAAGAACAGCAGGAAAGTTGGTATCAGAAGTTTCTTTATATCTTAGAAGATAAAGATACTGATAATTTATTATCTGTATTATCAAGTAGAGATGCTATTTGTACTAGGGAATGGTTCTCTAGAATATATGGAATAGATATCGTCGAAAAGAGTAAAGATGACATTAAAGATATTGTTAATAGAGTTTTAAAATAAAAAAGAGGAATTTATGAAGTTTGAAGATTACATGACCTATATTAAAGAAGGTGCGGATTATTCTAAAGAAATTCATGTTGGCGATCAAGTAAAGATTTCTACAGATGCTTTTCAAGGATATTGCTTATATACAATAGAAGATGCTCCTAATTTCGAAACTACTAAGAATATGATAATTACCGTAGAGTACAAAGTGGGTAATATAGGAAAGAAAATTCTTACATATCCTAAAGCGATTAAAGATGAAAAAGGTATTAAAGAGATGTCAAAATCTATTACAGATTTGAAAGTTTCTTTAAAAGAAGCAGCCGCGAATTATTCTAATGCTTTGCTTGCCGCATTTGAAGCTAATGGTTTTGCTTTTTTATCTAAGTCTGAAGTTGAACTATTATCTAAAGGTGAAAATATAAAATCTGAAGAGAAAGAAGTTTCTTCAAATGATAAGAAAACTGCTGATGTAGATCTAGATGATTTAGAAGATCTTCCAGAACTATAAATAAAAAATATTATAAAACATATATAAGATTGAAGGCGACTTCAGTCTTTTTTATTTTTGGAGAAAATATGTTTGATGGAAATCCTCTTTTACGAGGAAAGAATGAGAAAGTAGCTATTACAGAAGAACAGATAAATGAATATATAAAATGTAGGGAAGATATCTTATATTTTGCCGAAAACTATTACTATATTCAGACAATTGATGAAGGTAGAATTAAAATTCCTTTGTGGGAATTTCAAAAAAAGCTATTAAAGGTTTTTAAAAATCCTAATCCTAAGAAACATGTCGTCGTTCTATCTGCTAGACAGATGTCAAAAACCACAGTTGCGTCGTTATTTCTATTACACGAGGCATTATTTAGTACGAAAGAAATGAATATCGCCATACTTGCGAATAATGAACGAACCGCTAGAGATATACTTGGAAGAATACAGATGGCTTATTTAAATTTGCCATTGTGGTTACAGCAGGGAATAGAAAATGCTGGATGGAATAAAAGTTCGTTGACCTTAGAAAATGGTGTAAAACTTATTGCGGCATCTACGTCTTCCAGTTCTATAAGAGGAATGTCTGTAAATTGTGTAGGTTCCGACACTAAAATAACTATTAGATCCAAAGTTACTGGTGAAATTAAATATGTTTCGATGCGAGAATTAGAGAACATCTTAAGGAAGTAATAATGGAGAAGAAATATAATTTTGTTTATAAAACAACTAATTTAATAAATGAAAAAACATGGAATGAACTTGGATGGGGGTTCGAAGCAAAATGAGTAAAGATGCTAATTATATAGAACTTCTAAAAAATGATGAATGGGAAGTTTTGACTAATGAGGGATTTAAAAGTTTTAAAGGAATTGGTATATCAAAAAATAGTAATGTTTTACGAATAAGTTTTGATAATGGAATGGATATAATAGTAACTCAGGAACATGAGTTTTTAAGCGACGATTTTATAATGGCAAAAAATGCTATAATTGGAACTAAATTAAAAACATCTAATGGCATAGCGCGAGTCGTTGATATACAGCTTTTGTCAGATTTTAGAAAAATGTACGATTTGCTTCATGTGGAAGATACACATACCTATATAACAAATGGAATAACATCAAAAAATTGTATTTTTTTGGACGAAGTGGCATTTGTAGCAGACTATGTTTGGGATGATTTTTTCAATTCCGTTTTACCAACTATCTCTAGTGGTAAGTCGTCTAAAATAATAATGGTATCTACACCAAAAGGAATGAATCATTTTTATAAGATATATAAAGATGCTATAGATAATAAGAGCAATTTTCAAGGAGTTAAGATACCTTGGTGGGAACGACCAGATCGCGATGAGGAATGGAAAAGGAAAACACTTATGGAAATGGGAGGAGATAGAATACGATTCGCGCAAGAATATGGATGTCAATTTTTAGGATCTTCTAACACTTTAATAGATTCAGAAGTATTGGAAAGAACTACATACGAAGAGCCCAAAGATTTTAAATATGGTGGAGCTCTTGTAATTTATCAACAACCTATAAAAGATCAATTTTATATTTTAGGAGTAGATTCTGCAAAAGGAAATGGATCAGATTATTCGTGTATACAGGTATTGAAAATTGTTTCGGAACATGAGATTGAGCAAGTTGCCATGTATAGAAATAATTTAATAGGAACAGAAGAATTTGCTCAGTTGACTATAGGACTATCTAAGTATTATAATGATGCTTACATGATGGTAGAATCTAATGATATCGGAGAATTGGTCACTAATAAAATTTGGTATGATTATGAGTGCGATAGAATTTTAAACTGTGACGCTAAAGGATTAGGAATAAGAGCTACAAGAAAGACTAAACTTGCTGGAAATCTAATGCTTAAAAGATACATGGAAAATGGTTGGATTAATATTGTTGATAGACGAACCATATATGAGTTATCTAGATACGAAGAAGTTACTCCTAACGTGTTTCATGCGGCCGGTCAGAATGAGCATGATGACTGTGTGACGAGTTTGATCTGGGGATTATATTACTTAACTACTGTATTTTATGACAAAGACTCTAATGGAATATC